CTCTAGTTGCTATTTGTTGGTCTAGTAAGTCAATCTGTTTGTACGGTGTAGTTTCACCACTAATGAAAGTGACATCTGGTGTACCATATACATTAGTAATGGTTACAAAGTTTCCAATATCATATGCAGTAGATTCAGCATTTACAGTTTCAAAATTTCTAGCCTTCGGAACATCAATAATAGTAGTTCCTATTTTTTCTACTTCAAAACCTTTAATATATGCTTTTCCAGGCGATACTTTTACTGCAAGCAAAGAAGTAGAAGCTATATTACCATCATCTGTAGTTTGTCCCTTAGTAAACTGACCAGCAAATTCATTAAGATCAACAGATTCTTTAACTTCAAACTGAAAAGGTCGAACAGTATAATCACCTGACTCATCAAAAGTCCTTCGAGCAAGAGTTTTTTCAATTCTACCTAAATCTGTCTTGTCTACCTTTTCTTCTAGTCTACCATTATTATACTTCATTAATTGTACAAAGTTTAAGTCATCTGTATCATCTAGTGATTTTGAAACGAGAGTAGCCGTTATCTTCAAACGATGGGCACCTTTAGCCGCATAGTTAGATGTACCAGTTGCATTATCCAAAAGAGATGTGTCCGCTTCTGGTGTAACAATTTCTTCTTTAATTTCTAATCCAATACGAGCACTTACAAGTTGAACATGATATTTTTCTACAACCACCAACTGAGCCGGCACTTCTACAAAACATCCCCTTAAATAATAAACACCTTCAGCTATACTAACTGCTCGACAACCCCCATTATGTAATGAATTATCAAATGCAGTGAAATCAGGGGTTGCTCCATCTACAAGATTATATGTGGTTGTAGGAGTAAAGACTTTAGCAGAAACAGCGTTAGCTGCATAATTCGTTGTGCCATGAGTTACGGCCACATTAGCAGTCAACTCCTCTCCAGCGATAGGAAAGGCCTGCGGCTCCCCCGTTTCTCTTCCTCCACCAGCAGAAATAATCGTACAAAGAAGTGTTACTGGATCGGAAGCAGTGGCAGCGATAGTTGCAACAACTTTATATTTAACCCCAGAGGTAACGCCTGTAATAATCGTGTTCGTACCAGTGTTATAGGACAAACCATTTGAATCTGCTGCTACACCACCACTATATTGTGTTGCGTCAATTGTATTACCAGCATAAGTGTTTTCAAGTTTTATGAAAGAAAATTTTTCTCCCCGAATCGTGCCCGGCACAACCATCGCACCTTCTTTGAAAAGAAAGTCTCCCATAGTTTCGATTTGATTTTTGAGCATACTTTGCATTTGCGTAAGCTCTCGAGCTTGCACAGCAAAGCCTGGTCTAGCCAAAATTTGTTGAAAGTTATTCGCAGAATTGAAATCATCATAATACGGTGTCACATTGAGATTAGTTTTAAACGGCATATTAGAATTCCACTATAAGTTTAATATCCTCCGTCTGATCAGAAGAACGGCTGATAGGTTTACGGTTTTCAATGTAGATAATATCTCCACTGTCAGGTTGCAATTCTGGATTTGCATACCCATCTGTAAAAGTTAAACTATTACCACCAGCAAGCGTTACGGCTGTGTCAGCGGTAGAATCTGGTGTTCCAGTTGCACCAGAAGTTGCGCCTGTTACTTGGTTTGCACCACTAAATGCCACATAAGCACCTGTAGTTCCATTCGTACCATAGTCGCCAAATCTTTCCTGTTGATAATACAAAATACTCAAAGAGGAATCCCACTCCACTACCTTACCAATAGCACCTGTAGATGTTTGGGTAATTCTTTCATCAACATCAAAAGTTCCACTAATAGAGGTAAGTTTCAATGCGTAAGTTTGTCTTGCGGTAGAACCAGAAGCAACTGTACTAGTTCCATAGTTATAAGGATCAACTACAAGACCCACTCTACGGAAATCATTTTCAGTTGTAATATCATCATTCTCAGCCTGGGCCATTGTTGCGTTCATCATTACATAATGACCACCTAGTTCTGCAACCGCATCAGAACCATGTCCACCTTTTGGCGAAATAATAACTTCTATACTACCGCCAGAACCACCCATAGCAGCTGATGTTGCTAACGTAGCATCAGAAAATGTATAACCAGTTGCAAGATTTACTGTTCCGTATGTATATCCTGTTCCCGCTGCATGTACGGTTGTGTCTGTACCAGCAGTTAATCCAAAGGCCTGAATTGCACCACTAGCCACTGTGATACGAACAATCGCACCAGATGCCCCACCAGCACTTGTACCATCTCCATAGACAGCAGCATAGTAAGTTCCATCAGTATATCCAGAACCGCCTGTAACCTTTAGTGAGTCAATCGCACCGTCTGAAGCAGCTGCACTAATTGTAGCATCTGTACTAACGGGCATAAAATCTGTTGTCAGATATTTTTCAACCTCTGAACTCGTAAGAGAGTACATATATTGGAGAACATATCCACCAAGTTCAAAAGGAGCAGTAGACTCAGAAGTTGGGGCTGACCCACTATATGCTGTTCCACCGTTATTGTCAAGCACTTTATAAACACGATAATCTGTAGTCATGAAATAGAATGAGGAGTCATATAAACTTGTTGCACCAGAGGTAGCTGCGTTTGCTGAGTTTACCATATGATGATAGGCATCAAAAGTTGTTCCGTTTGCCCAGTTACGCCGAGGAATTGCATAACTGACATAAGAGGAAGAAATCTTTTTAGCCGCCAACATATCATCCCAAACATAAAACTCTTGACCAACTGAATCAGAAGGTGTGGGGGGTGATCCGTCAGAACCACCAGAGGTTCCTGTAGTGAATGGCGTAGCCTTACCTATGAATAGGTAGTACGCATTAGAGGCAGTTTCACTAAACGACTCAAAGAATTGAGTGGCGTTGTGTTGCCTAAATTTTTCTGTTATAATTGCGGTCATATCTTTTTCCTCGTTCTATTTATGCACCAGCACCATGAATAGTTTTAAGTGTACTGCCTCCTGAGTTTTTAATTAGTAGTGTTGATAAAGATTTTAGTTCAGCAGACCCAATAGCATCATTGGCCATATTTGCCTCTGCGACTGTATCAGCCGCAATCATCGTTCCTGTAACAGTATTAGAGTCACCAGTTGTAACAACCGTACCTGTCGCATCAGGAAACGTGATAGTACGATCTCCTGTGGGGTCTGTAACTGTTAATGTTGTTTCGTTAGCATTTGAAGTAGAACCTTCTAAAACGATACTAGTGCCAGTAGAGACAATATTTCCTACTGTAATGTCACCAGCTGCGAGTGTTCCTGTAGTAGTTAGGTTTTCATTCCCAAAGGATATAGCACCAGAACTATCTGTAATAGACCCAGCTGCAACGGCCATAGTACCAGCATTTAATGTCGTACCGTTAACGGTGGTGGTAGCCAGGGTTGTGATTGTGGCAGAAGTTTGCGTACCGCCCACAACACCCGTTATGGTAGGAGCATTAAGAGTTATCGATGTGGCATTAGCACTAATACCACTAGATAATGCGGTGCCTGTGCCCAATGCGGTATAGATTTCAACAAAGTTATCATTAACTTTGTCTGCACCAATTCTCAGGGTATCTCCTGTACCGTCATCGGCAGCTGCACCTAATCCAATTGATTGATATGCCATTTACTAATCCTATCTTCTTCTTTTATTTATAACAGTTTAATTAAATACCTACCAAAACATCGAAAGTTTGTAGCGTAGTATCAAAAGTAGTTCTATTTGTATTGTCAAATGTCTCTGCCTGAGCACCTGGCGGTAAGAAGGGCTCAGCTGACCCAAGTAAACTAGACTCTGTACCCAACTCAAACTTAAATTTTGTCCCATCTTGATTAAGAATAAACCCAGATTGTTGTATAGGAAGATATAAGAATCTCTCTGACTCTATTCTGTCACCAGCATCTGTGCCATCTGTATCTGTTTGGTTCAATACCACATTGTCACCAGCATTAGAACCACTGCCATCTGTTCCATCTAGAACAATCTGGAACTGTTCATATTCATCTTGCAGTACAAGCTTTCCATATGGTCTTGTTGATATTTCGGAAGGAATAGTTATATCTCTAAAATAAGACTTGTCAAAGAAGTTATCAGCTGGCACGGTTCCTTCATTCAAACTATCCTCTGTAGCAATTCGCACAGAGTCTAACAACAACTTACCACCAGCCGCAGGGCCAGTACCTTTTTCTAATAAGAAACTTGTTCCAGCAGCTTCTTTTTCACCTAGTAACTTATCGCCGTCAGTTTCTTCTAATAGATGTCCTTGATCATCATCAATACCTATCTCAAGTGTTATGTAAACAGTTTGAGACTCTACTGCCAGATATCCATCATCTAGACTTTGTTCTAGAAGGAACCCAATGTCTCTAGTATCATCTTCAATGTGATATTTGTATACACCTTCTTCTTCTCGAATAAACTCACTATCCTCTGTCAACAACCTAGAACCAGCGTCAAGAACTCTATTGTGTGTGTTGTCACTGCCATCAAGAAGTAAGAACGTACCATATCCAAGATCAGCTGTTTCCGCCAATAGAACAGACTGTTGAATAAAATCTGTCATTGGATTTGCATTTAAGTCTATATCCTCTGTTTTTAATTTACCACCAACAATGTCTTCTGCAAGAAGGTTATCACCAGCATTAGAGAAACTTCCATCTGTACCATCCAACAACAAATCACGATTGACAAACTTTGTGTAGTCTTTAAATGAAAAACCAGCACCAATATTAACATTGGTAGCAGTTTCTAATTCTATTTGTTCACCAACATATAAAATTTCATCGTCTTTGAATGGGGTAACACCATCATATATGAGTCGATCTACGTTTACGGTAGGGCCACGTTTTCTTAATCCATCCTCTAACTGAACAGCTCCAACGCCCACCGCTGTAGAGAACGGCGAAGCAAGATGTGGTAAACCATATTCTGTTACAGGTCTTGGTTCTGGCAATGAGATTTTAGATTTCAGTATTCTAATAAAGTTAGTTTCTCTATCTGAGGAATGAGCACCAGCCGCTCTTTCACTCATTATAACACCACCACCCTGTATACCAGACTCAAGCAGTATCGGAGAGCCAGGAGAATTCTCTAGTGCAAAACTATCTCCTACTTGGAAAATACCGCCATCAACTTCATATGCTGTTGTGAGTATATCTCCACCAACATCATTGCCGTCTTCCAACACAACATTCGGCCGTCTTCCTGTTGTAAAATTCTTATCTGTTCCATCTAGTACAAGGTCTGAACCTGTTATAATTTCACTAGCAGTATCAGACAAGAGGGAACCATCTTCATTCTCTAAAAGTATTTCAAACCCTGCTCCAGCCTGATCTAATTGAAAACCATCTAATAAAAGTTTACCATCAACACCATCTGTAATAAGGTTGTCGTTATCTACATGTTCTATCGCATAACCGCCATCCTCTAAATCAATTTTATCACCCAAGTCTTGATTAGAGGAGCCTGACCTGTCCATAACAATATTATCATCATCTTCTGTGAGTAGAACATTAGACGTATCAATATCGTAATCCAGCATGATGTTGTCGCCCGCATCTGCTGGTTCTTCCGAAGCTATTACTCCAGATTCTTTAATTCCTGACTCTAAACTAATACCATAGTTCGTACCATCCAGAATAAGATTGCCGTCAGCTGTGCCTGTCTCTTGAACTATTTGTTCATTGTATGCACCTTCAATATACTGTTCTGGAATATTAATTCTTCTACTACGTTTAAGTTCAAACAATTCCTCTAGAGCAGAAGCGAGAATAGGTGAGTAAGTAACTGTTACAGGATCAACTCGACCAGCACCAGCAGTAGGTATTGTTGCTGACATGAGAGAAGCAATAGTCACCTTACCAAACGGTTGAAACCCAGCTGGGTGTACAGCTCTTTTTAGTTCTTCAATATAACTAGTTACAGATTGACCAATCTTTAACTCATAAGAAAAGTCCTGATAATAGTAAGAGTCTTGAATACGAATAACGTCTTCATCAATAAGACTATCTACATTTGTGTAAGTGCCAGGACTCTTTCCTAAGAACCCAACATTCATATCAATATCTGCTGTTGTTCCAGCAACAATTGTAGCGGAGGCAGTGGCTGTTTGGATTGTGGTGTTTTTAAAGGTTACTCCATCCTCATGAATAGGTTGATCCCCAGCATTTGCTCCAGTATCATCTGTGCCATCTAGGGAAATGTCACCAGCTAAAAACGCTTCATTTTCACCTTTAATTTTATCACCGACAGCGGTATCTGTACTATCCCCTCCACTTTCTTGTCGAAGTGTACTACCAGCGTCTTCGTTAATAAGATACGCACCATCATCATCTCCAGCAGCACCACTAGCATTTAAAACTATAAAATCAGATTCTACTTGTTGATCTGATATGTGTCTATCCAAAGCAAGAGTCAATCCTTCACCAAGAGGAATACCAGGCGATTCATATGGGCCTTCTTGAGCAAGACCTTCACTCCCCTCTGAGATTAATCTGTCAGCACTATCTCCCCCATGCGATACTGTTTCTTTTTCAAAGAAATCATAAAAACCTTCATTATTAGAAACTCCAGCCCCATCTTCTCCTTCTAGAACAATACCATCACCAGCGTTCTCTCCAAGCACTTCTGTTCCATCTAGTACAAGTCTTTCCGCCTCAATAAATCGTACATTCTCATGAGCAACAGTTTCTATGCGAGCAGGTTCTCCTTGTAGAAGAATACGTTCTCCCTCATTTTCAATATGACCGTCACCGGCCGTCAAAAGGCCTCTTGCAGAGCGAACACCATCTCTGTTCATTCTAGATGAACCGTCCCTTAGAGATGAGCTAAATCCATCAAGAACAAGATAATCACCTTCCCCTGTTTCTAATAAAATAGCATCACCGTCAATCTCAGATGTTGTGAAGTTAGTCTCAGGAACAAAAACTTTTTGTGATGAAATAATCTGTAAATTTTCAGAGGTTGCTCTGGCTTCATCAACCCAACCACCCTCTGTAAATACTTGTTTTCTGCCTGAAGCTTCGTTGAGAACTAGATAATCTTTACGAACATGATTATCAGATATTAGTGGTTCATCCTCAGTGATTAAGGCTCCGCCTTCATCTACGGAAGACTGAAGAACTTTATCATTAGCATCAGCGCCACCAGAAGTTGTTCCGTCTAAAAGAATTTCATCTCCAGCGTTAGTTCCACTACCATCCGTTCCCCCATCTTCAATAAGAATAGAATCGCCAACGGTAGTGCCGTCTAGAAGAATTGTATGAGCTCCACCAGAGTCAACCGTAGCACCCAAGAATTTTTGATTGGTGCCCACCCTTATAAATTGACCATTGCTCGTTTGTTCAATAAGGGTATCGTTATCATCTCTTTGTTCTTCCAGCTGTATGTTTTGATTTACAGTGGCTGTACTAGAGTTCTCTAGAGTGATTTGCTCTATACCATTAGATTCTGCATCCATAACCATGACGCCAGAACCAAGTGCATCTTCTGTTAGAATACGATCTTCTTCGCTATCAAGATTATCATTAAGTTGGATTCTTTGAAAGTGGTCTGTTTCTTGTTCTAAAATAAAATCAAATTGTAGGTTAGGATCATTCTGTTCAAGTGTTGTTCTTACAACATCTTGTATGTCTACGGTCAGTACACCAGTTGATGCCTCAAAGGCTTTTACAGTTCCCTCATATGTTCCAGTAAGAGCTTGGTCTGTACCAAACGTACCTGTAACATCCTTGACAACAAATTTAGTCGGTATGGTTGCTGTCGGCGCTGCACCATATCTGAAACCAGCATCTACAATTTTAATACTCTCAACCTGTCCTATATCTTCTGTGAGAGCCAGAAGTTTTGCTCCTGTTCCATATGTACTCGTAATAGTTACAGTTGGCAGAGCAGAGTACCCTGATCCTGTTTCTTTTAAATAAACTCTAGCTATCGAACCTTTTTCTGAACTGGAGAGAGATGCTTCTTCAAGTGTTATTCTATCTGCATTAGTGGAAAAATCATCTATAACATCTCGGTCAACTTCTTCCAACAAAAAATCATTTTCATCTGTACTGGAGCTGTCAGTTCCCTCTAGTATAATCTGATCACCCTCTTCATTTGGAATACCATTTGTTATACTAGTTCCGTTTAAGGCTATCTGGTTATTAAGAGTTTTTCTAGTAGAACCATCTTCCTGTACAATATAATCATCATTATCAACTGTATCTTCTAAGAGAAAGTTTCCACCTACAGAAGCTACAAATCCTTCAGCTGTGCCAGTAGATACTTCGGTTGTAGTAAAAGTAAGAACATCTCCTACTCTATAACCCGAACCAGCATCATCAATTGCCACTTCAGATACACTACCTGTACTAACTTGGTCTACACGAGCAACAGCCGCACCATTACCAACATCAGTGCTAAGAGTAAGAAGATCATCCTCTGCATGTAAAACTCCGCCAGAATTTACTGTGCCGGATGTTATAACTTGCTGAATTGTGAAACTCATTTCTCGGAAAAGACCATCAGCTTGTTCACTAATAGAATCCGCTGTTATTGTTTCTCCATTAACAAAAGTACCATTTACATTTTGAACTTCAAACTCTGTTATCGCATCTGTACCTTGACTAAACGACTCAGCATCTGCAATAAAAGCTGTGGCTCCAGAAGTGCCGCCAGTAAGAACTTGACCAATAATTTCTGAACCTTTGGAACCATTTGTTGCAACAGCACGAATAAAATCTTTTTCTTTCCAATTGCCGTCTGACAACCGCAACATATATTTGGTAGGATAGAATACCTCAGACTCTTCATCAAACATAAGTCTGAGGAATAATTTGTGTCCTTCTGAGGTTCCCTTTGCAGTGTACAGATCACGAATACTTTTTATCAGATCACGTTTAGATATACCAGAAGCCAAAGTGAATGGAATTGCAGCCATAAGTTGTTCATGCATCTGGTCAAGGAAAGCGGACACAGTATTATCTGTGTTAGCATAATCCAGAAGCTGTTGCATGTTCTGAACAGGATTAGCTTTGTAAGATTGTATTGTACCTGTTGCACCAGAGGTGTCACCAGTTATTGTTTCTCCAACTAGAAATCTTTGGTTTGAAGTGATGATAAGTTTCTTTGCAGATTGATCAATATCGTCAATGAGAATTTCAGCCGTAGCCTTGGACGTAGCACCAGTTATAGTCTCACCCTTATTAAAAGCTGCGGTAGACCCAGCACCAACTTCAGCCATAAGTTGAGGTGTAGAACCATCTTCAACATTAAGGAGTATATTTTGAGTGACAGGACTTTCTAATACAATATTGTCAATATCACCATCAACAACCAACAATGCTGATTCTAGGAATTGATAATATTGTTTAAGGAAATCTACAAATACAGGATGGTCAGACTGAATGAAGTCAGGAACTTGACCATCGATAAGAGGGGATATCTTTGTAGTTAAAGTAGCATCAAAAGGTGCCATGGTTTAGTATCCTGTACTTGGTGACGTATAACTGCTTGACGTTGTGTAAGTCCCACCAGCGCCAGGCTGACTAACAGCAATTGTGTCTACTTCTCCCGAAATTTTAGAATTAGTAAAGTCGATCTCTAGTATTTGATTTCTAACAGGAACAATATCTTTGGAGTCAGGTACGACTGTGAAACGAATACTAGTTGATGTAACTCCATCTACATTAGATATAGCACTAATTGTTATACCACTAATAACAATTTCACCAGTAGAATAATTAATCGTACCAGCTATATTATCCACATAGTTTCTTGTGATGCCTACAAGATAATATCTACGAACATTACCTTGACCATCATCATCAAAGAAATACTCATTAGTGGTATCACCACTAACCTTAAATCCTGTTGAAGTTAAAATACCACCAGCTGTTGAATTGTGGCCACTGTGTGGATTATATAACGCATTATTAAAATATATGTTATGTGAAGCAGAAGAGTTAAGAGTAGGAGTAATACTTTTTGCCAAAATAACATTTGTTATATTGCTCAGAATAGCTGTGTTGGTATCATCTATCAATCCGACAACAGCGGAGTGACGAAAAACTTTATTAAAAGATTTCAAATCTGAATTGTTATAATTTGTTAATGTTGTTGTAACATCCGAAACCAAAGTATCTCTCTCTTTGGTTGTTCTACTAGAGTCAAATTTGAAGTTAACATTTAAAAATAATTTAACTGTATCTGGATCAACAATAACAGGAGTTATAGAGGCGACATTGTATTTCTGGAAATCTTTAACTAATTGTGCTTTCTGGGAACTTGTAAGATTGTTGCCTGTAGTAGACTTGATAGAAATAAAAACACGACCATAAGATGCTGTACTGGTAACACCAAGAGTCGGATCGAAAGAACCACTTTCTCCACCAAACACTTGAACTGCCTGTGTTTGTGGAAATAGTTTCTTTGCAAAAAGTTTATAGTCTTCTGCCGTAACGCATCTGCCTTGAGCTGCGTAATCTAAAGGTGCGTTTAGTTTTATTGATTGTAGTGATTCCGCTTCTGCTCCGCCTTTTGAATCTTCAACAGTAGAAGTTGTAACACTGGTAACACCATCAATAGCACCAGAGGAAGTAAAAGTCGTTCCACCATTACCTTTAGCTTTGTTTGTTACAACATACTTGAGAAACACTATATTTCCATCAGTAACGCCCTTACTTACCACACCATCACCAAAGTAAACTTCAAACTTTCCTGCTTCTGCTTCTTGTAAAAAATAGACCTCACTTGTGCCTGTCAGTTGAGATATATCTGTAGCTTTAGTATATGTGGTTGTGGTAGAGTCAGTTGAAGAATTTTGTACCGATACAGTTAATGTAGTTGTATCTGCTCTATCAGACGGTATAAGAAATCTTTGATTTATATCAGCAGTATTTACTGTGTATCTTGAAGTTGTATAAGTTCCCTCATGTATGTTGATATTACTAAATGGTATTTCTATACCAGTGCTTGAAGCTGTATGTTCTGCTGTTGTCACAAACTCATAATCTTCGTTATTAATCTTTGTGGTAAACTTCGTTCCAGCAGGCATAATCGCTGATAATTTTGTAGGATCGTTAAGGGTTATGTTAATTGTAGCTTTGGATGACCTACAAGAGTCCACCTCATATCCCAACATCTTGGCATGAGAGACAATACTGGAACGTAGTGCAGCAGAGTCCAGAAACATCTCGTTTGCAACCATGTTAGCATTGAACGCAAGATAGTGTGTGTTATATGCTAACGTGTCCAGAAGAATACTCATACCAGAACCTTCAAAATCATAATCTTTAAATTGTGTCTGAGCCTTGAGGAAGGTCTTTAAATTTTCTTTGATACCATCAAAGTCGAGTTCTGTTACTTGAAGTTTTTCGGAGTTTGCCATTATCGTAATCTCTCTAACATTATAGTTAAGTCTACCAATTCAGTTGGTGTATTCACCACATAAAATTCAATAGCTATATTGTAAGCATTACGATCTAGGTCAGGAGTGGCTCGTACACCCATAAGTCTGGCCCTTGGTTCAAAGTTCTCAATAACATCCTCTACTTTTTTTGCGAGGATTGTAGCAGTAATAGGAGTCATAGGTTCAAACAACATATCACGAATACCAGAATATATTTCTGGTCTAAAAGGTTTTTCATATTGGTTCAATAATACCAGATTACGAACTGACCTTTTGACAGCTGAAACATCACTAAGAATATTAATATCTTTAGTTCTGTTATTTGTAGTAAAAAACAAATCAAGATCAGCAAATACTCGAATACTTCTGTCAGACAGGCCTGATGGGCCTTCAGCGTCACTGAATCCAGCTGGATTGCGCCAAGCGCCACTCTGGTCTGTATTTGGCATTTATAAACTCCTTACATAGTATTTATACTATCCATCAGAACTCTTCATCATGAAAGGTGTAGATTTTCTCCACACTTCTTTTGCATTGACTCGAATAAAGGGTTCTCTTGTTGCTAGTTTATCAGGATTAGGAATAGTTACCATAACATTCTTTCCTTTTTCAAAAGCCTCTCTTTTTCTTCTCAATTGTGTCAATGCAGAAACATCTCTCTTCATTGCTTTTCGAACCCAACTGCCTACATTACTTCCTAGACCTTTAGATGTTTGACTTGCTCGTTGTTTTTTCCTTTTTGCCATAATATAATCTCCTATAGGGCTATCTGATCTTCTGGTGCAGACCTTGCTCGGGCTGCAGCTGCACTTAGTTCTGCAGCTAACATTTCTGCTTTTGTGTTAAATTGTTTTGCCGCTGTCTCCAAAGAAGATTTCAATGAAGTGATCTCTGAAGATAGGGTGTCTCTTGAATATGAGTCTCCGTATATCGCTGTTGCATCATTTACTGTCGCATCTTCACTAAAACTTTGCGCTAATTCTACCAATGCAGGAGCAGTAGCCTGTAAAGTATTCTTCGCTTTCTCTATCGCCTCTGTCGCACCACTAGGAAGTTCTAGATTAGGTAAATCTCCGCATACATCTCCCCCAGCTGTAACAGTATCAAGGGCTTTACTTATTGCGGTACTAATATCGGGAAGAGCATCACCAAATTGAGTTGTAATCGTTGCTAACTTGTTTATATATGCTTGACTACCAATCGGTAGGGTTGCTAGACTAGTAACCTCTGACTGAAAGTTAACAGCAGGCAGAGTTGGTAACGCAGAAACCATAGCTCGTAAGTCTGTCTCTAATTGTGTCAATGCTGTGTTAAGTTTTCCTGCTAGAGTAGACGCATCAATATCTAGTCCAGAAGCAATTTCTGCTTTGATTATATCAAACTGACTCATAAGTTTATTAAAGTCAGGGTTTGCACCACAAAGATTGGGGGCTGCGAAATCTACCATTTTTCTCTCCTATGGCCCACAGAATACATTAGGACTACCAGCTGCTACGGAAGTGCAACCAGATATTCCATCACCTACTCTGCCTGCACCTTGGCCATTTACAAAGACTGTAGTAGACCCTGTAGCTATTGGGGCTGCGTGAACTGGACATGGGGTGCCAGGCAAAAGGTGTGCTGTATTATTATCACCCTGTCTACTCCATGCAATTCCGTTAACAAAAACATTTGGTGAACCCTGTGCTCGAGTCATACCCGAACAATGGGCCACATCTGCATCTCCTATTCTAGTTGCTGCGGGCACGTTCTTTCTCCATTAGTTGTTGTAACCTAGTATTCCATATTTCTATTTCCGCATGTTCATCTTCGGTATGCGGTTCTGGTGGAATATCAGGTATAAATTTAATAACATGTTCGAACTCTTCTGGTATGTTTTCCCAACTGTCGTATGTAACTAATTCTCCATTAACTATAAACTGAAACTCTGCCATGTTGCACCTATGGGTTCAATTGTATCTGACTACCGTTAAGTGTGGTAATACCAGTTGATGTGTGTGTCCAAGTCGTACCAACTGTGCCAGTCCAAGATGTAGCCACAGTAGTTGTCAAGGTTGTTTCCGATTTCAATGTCATAGCGGAAGCGGACTTAATATTTAGCGTAGAACCAGACTTCATGGTGGTAATACCAGATACCGTAGTAAAGGACATGTTGTCTTTTGCACTCATACTTAAATCAGCTAGTGTAGTAATACTATACTTACCAACAATCGAACCATCAAAGTATCCGTTGATCGTGCGGCTCTCGTTCTTCTCTATCAGTGTGTCAAAGTCTTCACCCACATAACCCTTGACATTGTTCTTGATGTTGTATGAATAGTTTCCTCGTATCTCTTCTTCACGGTTTCCGCCAGACTCGCCTGTACCAACTTTAATCTGTTGGTTCTTATGAATACGTTGAATGTGACTACCTTCAATTTCCTGTATACAATCCCCCTTGATTAGTTCTCGTTTGGTTCCCTCTATCGTGAGGTTTACATCGCCCGTGATCAGGACGTTGGAACCGCCTGCGATAATTTCGTAGTTGTCGCCAACCACCTTGACCATTTTGGAGCCGTCAGGATGTATCTCTTCAAAGGTTCCAGACCTGTGTTCACGATGCAGCCTCTCTCCGCCGGGTGTGTCATCGATCTCCATGAGATGACCAGACTCCGACTCAAACGTATGGTTATAGGGGTATTTGCCTGAAGTATAGGGGTCGGCATCTTTCTTGAGGCCTCTGGGGTGCGGTTCGTCCCATGTAGGAGGCGTATCATCGACCTTGAGATCATCCGATACAGACTTCAGATTTGGCTTCGCAGCCGTAATAACTTTAGTGCGTTTGAGTTTTCTACGGCGAACTACAGCGCCATGAGTTTCCGCTACACTTCCTCTACCAAGACGGCTGGTGTCGGACTCTCCTACAGTATGCCCAGAGAAACGACCAAATGTGCCTTGCTCTTCGTCTTCGGTGTCCACACGAGCACCCAAAGGATAGGGGCCGTACTCACCATATTCGTTTGGGTTTAGACCACCAACTGCATAATACTTGATACCCTGATCATTTACTTGAGTGGACTCCTTATGTCGAGGATCATTAAACCCCTTAGAGAAGTCAGCGGAGTTTTTCGGAACGCCTGGCAGAGTTCCTATGATTGTGGGTTGTTGTTTTTCTTCTGCATCACGAAAGAACCCCACAACCCATGTTCCTTCTACAAGAAAAGAGGGACTATTGCCCATTCCATGCATGGCTGGGTCTGTGGTAGGATGCATAACGTGGGCCCACGGCAAATCGCTCGTGGGCAGAGAGGTGAGATTGGGTGTATGAAACCCCACGCACCTAACTCGCACTCTTCCTAACTGATCTGGATCATTTCTATCTTCAACTACGCCGACAAACCAAACGAAGCCATCTAGCCCCATATGCATACATGCTCTCCAATCCGTATAAAACTATTTATAACGGATTAGTGTAAGTCGGGATCACGGCCTAGGCGTTTCGTTTCTATCGTATAAGGCTCGTACTCCGCCTTGACTCCCTGTTCAGCGTACATTTGTACAATAGTCATGGCCTCTTCTAGGCCATAGACTTCTTCAACCAGAACTTCCTTCGTAAATATACGGTATCGTTTCATGGTAGAGTTTATTTAGTAAGTTTCAAGTTCCCAGCCACAACAACTCTCTCATAATCTGTGGTTTGGGGTTCTACACTATGATATAACCAGCCTGGAAACAGTATTAGATCGCCAGGGTCAGGAATAAATCTAAACCCAGCATCATCAAAGCGCAATCCGCTACAGCTGTCTGATACATTCGCATAGTACACCCATGACCAAGGATGAGGCCAGTGATCATGGCTCTTGGTGTAGTCTCCCTTGCGGTATATGTTACCCCAGCAGTCAAAGGGCTCCAGAGAAACCTTGTAGGGACTGTTTTCTAATGCGAAGGCCACGGCCTGATCAGCAATTTTTGCGAAGGTCAGGTCTTTCTTGTGCATAAACCACTGTGTCATCTGGGCTTTGACGTTGGTTTTCCGCATCTGTTCGTCACCCTGTTTCATTATAATGTCTTTTACATCATAATGTCCAATATTTTTGCTCACCACAGGATAACGTGCAGTAAACTCTATGGCCTCAGGATGATTTCGTATTTCCATAATAACCTGTCTCCTC